ACCCCAGCAACGTTTTGGACGGGTTGCTTAGTTGCAGGCTCTTTATCAGTCGAATCCTGGGCAAACTTTTGAGGAAAATACTCCTTCATTCGTTTGTTAACGTTATTATAATACTCATCACTGTCAGTAGCAACCCCTTGGGTTCTTAAGTCTTCATCAATAGCCATCGCAGCTTGAGTCATAACTCTATCTGCTCCGAACCATTCATTCCTACTTGCCCAATCCTGTGCTTTTTGCGATATTTGCACTGGCTGTTCACCTGGGATTTGTTCTTCTTGTGACGTATTTTTATTTTCTTCTGCTTGTTTCTTTTTAAACTCTCTGTCTTGTAATGTTAAATTAACTTTTTCGTTTTCTACAGCTAACTTAGTCATTTGAGAGTTTATATCAGCTACCTTTTCAGAATCCTGTGCATCAAGCGCTTCTTTCAAAGATACTTTAAGTCTATTTTGTTCAGACTCTACTCTTGATTGGATTTCTTTTAGATAACTATTGTCAGTTTCCTGAAGTTTAGTTTCAGTATTGTCATACTTCTTCTTTAACCCCTTAGCATAATTTAAAGCAGCTTTTTCTCTTCTTTCTGCTTCTTTAGCTTGGAAAACTAACTCGTTGATTCTTTTTTGATAATTTGATTGCTTATCTTTTAAATTATCAGGTTTAGTTTCAACTTCTTCGCCAACTTCAACTTCAGTTTTAGGCTCTTCCTTTTTTTCTTCAGGTTCTTCCTCTTCAACGTTGTCTCTAATTGGATCAGTGTATCCTAAATCTACATTTTCTTTTTTTGAAAACGCTTCATCAGGTTCTTTTGGTGTTTCAATACTAACAGTTTCCTCATTAACGTTATCAGTATCTAGCTCAACTTCTTGAGACTTTCTTTCTTCGTCTGCCATTTTACCTCCTAGTAATGGTGCAAAATATCGGCAGGATTAGATACGGTAGCGATGATTTCATCATCGTTTAAGATCCGCACTTCTCCGCCCGTTATTTTGAATCGCGAGCCTGCGTATCTTCCGAAGATTACCCAATCTTTTTCAGCGCACCATTTACCTAAAGGAAATTTTTCTTTATCCCTATAGCAAAGGTTACCTTGTTTTAATACAAGGCCAACAACTGTTGTTAACTGAATTGTTTCTTGAGTATTTTCACTTAAATATAAACCACCCTTTGTCTTTTCTGGACCCGCATAAGGAAGAATTAACATTCTATAACCTGTAGGCGTAGGTAATCTATCTAAAAGTTTTTTATCTATTGATTTTTCGTCTAAGACTTTTTTTACTCTAGCTTCATCTTTGTAAGCCTTTTCAATGGTCTCAGTCCGTTTCGGTTGCTCCGTGGACTCACTCATTTTTATTGCTCCTGTTTTTTAACAAGATCTTTAATATCTTGTTGCAAGTCATTAAGTGACTTGATTTGTCCTCTAATATAGTGAAGGTCATTCAAATTGTCAACCTGGTGTATTAAATTATCTTTAAGTCGGTCTATTCTTTTAGCTATCAAGTGTTTAATATGATCTTGTGATTGAATATCTATCATTTCTTTTCCATCATTAGTTTATTGTTTCCTGATTCTATTGTTTGAAACCCAAAATACTTTAAGGCATCTGTAATTAATAGCATGTTGTATGTAATCCAATCATCAAACACTATTCTTGCATTTGGTGCTGATTTATTTGCAAACCACACCGCTTCTGTAAGAACATCATTTGTCGTGTGTGGGCCATCTAACATAACAAAGGCAAATTTAGATTCTTTGTACTGTTGGTGATACATAAAATCAGTATCGGTCATATTATGAAAACGATATTTTCCAGAATTTATATACCATTTGAAATCTTTTAACATTTCATCTCTCATTGTATTTGGATAAGTGGGACTTACACCTGAGTTGTGTCTAATACCACTGCCTTTATCAAAATGTTCGTATTTTCTGTCCCCGTAAGGATCAACACCGATATGTAAAAAGTTATTTTTTACATTGTCCATTATAATTTTAGAACTTCCACCTTTTCTTACTCCTATTTCGCAAGAGTAATATCCTTGGCAGTCAAAATCTTTAGCCCATTTTTCTAGAAGTTCGCTTTCACCTGAATCGGACTCAATCATACAATTTTGTAACACTTCTATTACTTAAATCAAGTTTATTTTTTGCCTCTAAAGATTTGTGTACCCTTAATTCCAAAAATACTAGCCACGACAAGCACCCATAAATTTGTAAACCATTTTGGAAGTTCATTAAAATATTGAAAAAATAGCTGAACCTTCTCCATTGCACTTGGATCGTCCGACATGACTGCCCACATTAACACCACGATAGGCGCCGAAATTATTACGAGCACAAATTCGTCCTTATAGTCGTTTTGTCTCGCTTCTAGTAATTTGCCTTGGTAAGTTTCCTCGCCTCGAGCCATTTTCTCGGCATGCATTAATTGTGCATCAGACATAGCCATCTTAGTCTTCTGGCGGTTAGAGTAAATTTTACTTCCTGCTTGTAATGCAATTTTTGCTAAACTGAACCATGCCATTTTAATACTCCTTCTAACTTTTTATACTTTTCTCTTGCATTAGCATCATCACAATAACGTTTTAAAACTTCTGCAATTTTATTTTTTCTTCTATCACATAGATAATTATATATTTTGAAGTAAATATCAACTGCACCCTTACCTCTTATTCTCCATCTCCAGCTATCTAAGTGATGTTTTTGTCTAGGTTTTATATAAACCATAGATCCTTTACCAAAAAACGCATGTAATCTTGAAATTACATCTTTATCTGTCATCTCTACAGATATTGAGGGTATCCAATAATCTTTTTTAGTCTTCTCATAAGCAATACAGCCTTCACCATCAATAATGCCTGCAAAATATGCTTCTTGATTACTTTTTATTTTTTCTTTTCTTAAAGGGAACTGTAATACCTTGTGGGTTTGGGCCTTTTTTAGGTGGTGGTCCAAATTTTTTTCCTCCACTAAGTCCTTTTCTTTTTTCTCTTGCAGTTGCCATAATAAATCATTATTTTTGTTCTAGTTTTCTTTCAGCAAGGTCTAATCTGTTATCAGCTTGTTGATCTTGTTGTTGAAGTCTATCATATTGAAAATTTAACTTTTCAGATTCTCTTTGGTTTTCTTGTTCTTGTTTAAATTTAGTTTCTTCTGCTTTTCTTTGCAGATCCATAGCTCTTAAATCAACTTCTTGTTGTTTAATTCTTACTAATGGATCTTGTTTAGCTTTACTTGCTTCTATTTCTTCTTTCACCAACTCTGTAGTTATCTCTGCAACAGCTGTTGCAACTGCAGCATCAAATCTAACTTTAAATTCTTCAGGATTTGTTTCCTTTAATTGCATTATTTGTGGATCTTGTGCCATTTGTTGTGCAACTTCTATTCGTGCCTTAAAAGAAATATGATCAGAGATATGTGATTGCAATAAAGCGTAAACTTGTGGATTAATTTGTACCATTCTAGATGCCATAAATGCTGAGTGTGCAGCTATGTGTGCATCGTGATCTTGGAATTCAAAAGCAGTCAATAACTTCATTTGTAATGCTCTAGCATTTTCTTTAGCTGGATCCATTGGTTCAGGTTGTTTGACTGGTGGTTTTAATAATGTTTCTATTTGTTTTGTGCCCAGTGCTTCGTAAACTCTTCTGTAAGCTTCGTGAATATTATGAAGTTGAGGATTAGAACTTGCAATTTGTAATTGTGTTTGTGCTAAGGTAACTCTTTGAGCCATAGACATAATATTTGGATCAGCTACTGGTAAAACATCTACTCTGTTATCAAAGTCCGTTCCCTTAATTGTTCTTGGACCACCATAAACATCATAAGGATATACAGGAGGTAAGTATTCTCCACATATTCTAGCTAATATTTTAAACTCTAGCCTCATTGCATAGTAACATCTTTTATGAACACCACTCATTACTCTTGATCCTCTTTCCATCATAGCAATAGTAGTACCTACTGCTCTGTTTTGAGTATCATTACCTACCGATGCATCTGTAATAGCTGCAAACTTCTGACCTGCCTGTACGACAAAACCTAAAAGTTGAAATAAAGTTGTGCTTGGTTCTGAAAAAGGTAAGTTAAAAAACTGATCTCTAATGTTTCCGCCTGGTGCATCTACATCTCTAAACTCTCCAGGTTGTATTGGTTGGTCATCATCTCTAACTCTAATACCTCTGGACTTAAATCCTGCTGGTAAATTCTTTAAGGTACCTGCATCAATTAATTGTCTTAATGCAACGGTAGCAGCTCTAGATAACCCACCGATAGTGTGTATTAAACCAAAGCCATAAAAACCAAGTCCAGGTAAAAATTTGTAATGTACAAAGTATTCTATTCTTGTGTAGTTCTGATCATCGACTCTGTAATTTCTATAAACTGATAAAACTTCACTTGAGCTTTCATCAATAGTTACAATGTATGGAATCTTAATTGATTTTTTAGATCTCTTATCTAAATTTTCATAATCATCTAAATTTAGTTCAACATGCATTTCTAGAATCGTATGAATGTAATCTGTAAATCCTGGCTTAACACCATCAAGTTCATCTATTTTTTGTTGTAAATCTGAATCTTGTACATTACTTGGATTAGGTAAATCTATATCTCTGTAAAAACCTGCAGCCATTTTTTTAGCTACATCATTCTCGCTCATTTTAATAACGTGTGTTATTCTTCCTGCATCTTTTAAATCAGAGGCATAGTAAGGGACAACTAAATCTTCTGCAGGTACAAATTTTGAAACTGGTCTTTTTAAAAAGTCATCGTAATAAATCTTTTTGAATGTAGATCCTGATAAAGGTAAATAGTATAACATTTGATCCATATCAGTTGTGTAGTCTTCCATCTTTTCCATAAGAAGATAATTTAAATATTCTTGAACACGCTCTGATTGTTGTTCGGTGGCAGGTGTTTTTATTCCTATAACCTGTGTTCTTACTGGACCATCTGCTGGCAATAATTCTTTGTATGCTGATGCTTGAAATGTTGTAGCACTCTCACTTAACAACGGATGGGTGACACCTGATGCACCTTTGAAAGGTCTCGTTTGTTCTCTGTATTTTACACCAAGAAGATCGAGGCCTTTAGTGTAACCTTCTTCCCAGTCTTTTCTGGATTCTCTGTCTTTTTTATATTCATCAATTAATTCTAGCCCTAAACGCTTAAGATCTCTTTCGTCCATCTCTTCTGCAAGATTAGCACCAAAATCGTCTTCTAAATTTTCCTCAACAACTTCTTCCCCTTCGACTTCAACAATTGGTGGTAGACCTTCAGGTTGTTCCTGAATTTCTTCTACTTTAGTTTCATCAACGATGTTTTCGGATATATCCTTTTCTACAGCCATAATCTAATTTATCACAAGGTTTTAAACATATCCACTACTAAACCACCTTGAGCTTTATATAGTTTCTGTGTGTATGCCATATTAGGTTTAACTTCAATAGCAAAAGCATCAAA